TTTTAAAAAAATAGGTAAGGGTGATGAAAACCAAACGACACAAGAAGAATTAAATTTTTTTAAAGAAAAAAAAAAAGAAAAAATAAAAAACCAAGAATATAAGAAATATGTATGTTTGGGTAATGAAGGAATTAATGAATCAACGTGTAATTCTTATTCATTTAAAACTGGAAAGAAAGGTGTATGGGATAAACCATGTTCTAAAGATTCGGAATGTCCTTTTTATATGAAAAATAAAAATTATCCTAATAAAAGAGGTGGTTGTTTGAAAGGAAATTGTGAAATGCCTATAAATATTATAAAAAAGGGTTATACAAAATATGATAAAAACATACAACCATTTTGTTATAATTGTAATATAAAAAATTGTTTAGGAGACGATTGTTTTACATGTTGTGAAAAACAAAAAACATCTAATTTAAAATCGGCAGATTATATGTTTAAAAATGATAAATTCAGTAGATTTTAATTTTTTTAAATAGAAAATAATTATAAATAATATTTTTTATATAAAACTATTTTTAATTATTTTCTATATGTTAGAAATAATTTATCCCTCTTTACTTTTTCCAAAAAAAAATATTATAAATAATGATTATAAAAGTATTATTATACCTATACCAAATTTATATACTTATACCACTATAAATTCTAATATAATATTAAATATAAATTTTAGAAAAATAAAAGAATTAATAAAACAAAAAAAAACTATTCCATACAGAAATAAATTTTTTACTATTCTTAATAAAATAAAAGATGATAAAACTATAAATTATATTTTCCCCGAAAAAATATCAAATAAAATATCATATATACAAAAATATAATTCTAAAGAAATTCTTAAAATAGAAGATATTTATTTTAATTTAGAAAAAAAAACAATACAATTAAAATCTCAATCTAATACATTTAATGGTGGGATTTATTTAGTAAAATATTTCTATGGTAGATATAAAAGAGACACTGAATTTGAAAATATAATTTTAAATAATAAACCAAAAAATTTTATTTATAAAAATAATTCACCTAATTTAATTTGCGTTTCTACATCTAGATGTCATATTTGGAAAGAAATATTAAAATATAAAAATTTTTTATTTATAAATAATCTTACAAATTATAAGAAATTACAATTTAAAAATATTTTAGAGTATGACTATATTTTGATTACCGTAAATTTTATAAATAATAGTTATTATAAAAAAAAAATGGAAGAATATAAAATAGATAAAATAAAACAGAAATCTTTTATTAATATAAAAAATGGTTTTTATAATAATATTTTATGGGAAAATGAACCGGTATTTCATTTATATAAATGGAATAATTATATAATAGATTTCTCATATAATGATTTAAAAAAAAATATGATTGAAAATATATTACATTTTGAATGTTATACAAAATGGGTTATATTCAATGAATATAAAAAAAATAATAATCATAATCAAATATTTAATTTATTTAATCCTGATATATCAATTAATGATATTTCTAAATTTATAATTAAAAAAGATAATTTTGAAATTAAAATTAGTTTAAATATTAAAAAAGAATTTTTATTTTTTAATAATAAAGAGAGAGCTGTTTATAATACATATATAGATGATTTAAAAGAAATTTATAATAACGAAAATATAAAATTTGAGGATGATGAATATTTACGAAAGTATTGTAGTTATCCTCAAAAAAAAATAAAAATAAATAAAATTTTAAAAAATATAAATGATATTGATAAATTTAATAAAATAAATAAAAAATATAAAACATTTATACAAAATCAGCTTACTAATAATAATTTAGATTGTAAAATATGTCTAGAAAAAATTAGTTCTAATAATATAGGTCTTACTCATTGTTGTCATTTTTTCTGTTTTTCGTGTATTTATAAAAATATAAAATATTCAAAAACCTGTCCTAATTGTAGAGAAAATATATCAATAGATAAGATTTATTTTGTAACAGATAATACTAAAAAAATGGTAATCGATTTGGATATTCTTGATGAATTAGGAACAAAAATAAGCACTTTATTAAATAATATTAAAAATTATAATAAAGTATTAATAATTAGTAACTTTGATAATTGTCTAATTAAAATAGAAAAAATATTATTAGAGCTTAATATAAATAGTTTAATTACAAAAAATATTAAAAATGATAAATTGGAAAAGTCTAATATATTTCTATCAAATTATGATGAAGATTTTTTACAAAAAAAATATAAAATAAATCCTGAAATTATAATTTGTATTGAACCATACTATTCAAATGATTTACTTATAAAAATGTATGATATTTATAAATTTACAAACCAAACACATATTAAATTTTTAATTTTCAAAGATACTATAGAGGAAACATATCTAAATACTTGTAATATCCGTATTTCTTGAAAAAACACAACTTATAAAAACATAGATAAAAATACCTATTATAAATAAAATAAACCATAAAGGGAAAATTGACTTATTTTTTTTACTTCCTGTTCCAAATGTTTTTAATTTTTTTTTACCCTTATCTGAAAATATAAAACTTGGTTTATAATATAAAATACTAACTGCTATTATTAGATAAATACATATTGAAATATAAAGGGAATTCTTATTAAACATTAAATATTAATATATATTAATATTTTATTTTTACATATTTTATTTTTACATATTTTATTTTTACATATTAATTTTTTATTTTTACATATTAATTTTTTATTTTTACATATTAATTTTTTATTTTTATATATTAATTTTTTATTTTACCTATTAATTTTTTATTTTTATATATTAATTTATTGTAATGGAATTTACACATATATTTTTAATATTTATATTTTACATATTATTTACAAATTTTAATAAAAAAATATTTAATGTAGAATATTATGAAAACATGTATAAAAAAATTAATGACTATAAGATTTACACTTTAACTAAACCACCCGTTGATAATTATACATTATTAACTGATTATAAATTTTCAGAAGGATTTAAATTAGGTTTTGAATTGTCTAAAATATATCCAATTAATTTTAAAGAACATAATGGATTGTATTCTAATTTAAGTAAAATATATAATCAGGGTTGTGAATACCAATTATGTTTATGTACTGAAAATGATTTTTTTGAATATTTAAAAAAGAATAAAGATATGAATGATTGTTTAAGATTTGTCTGTTCTTTTTATAGAATGGAAATGTTATTTTTTTTAAATTCCAAATATAGAATTAATACTATAGACGAATTAATAATTTTAATTAATAAAAAAAAAATAAAATTAGGTATTTTAAATAATAATTTTAGTTCTCATTATGATTTTATTAAAATTTTAAATTGTATGAATATTAGGTATGATGATATTAATGTGATTGTGTATGATAGTATGGGAAAACTTATTAAAAGTTTTAAAAATAAAAATATAGATATAATATATCTTACAACTACAAGTAAAAATAAATATATTATTGATTATTTGAAAAATAATTTTGTAAATATTATAGGTATAGGTAATATAAAATCATCTTTAATTTATGCAAAATTTAAACAACTTTTTAAACAAAAAGTTAATGTTACGAAATATAATAAAATAAAAAATAGTAATGATGATATATTTTCATATAGTTCATCCATAAATTTGGGTGGAGAAGTTATTATCAATACTTATTCCACCAGATTAATATTGTTGGCTAGAAAAGAAGTTCCTAAAGAATATGTGTATGGATTACTTGAAAGTATTTATAAAAATAGAATAAAACTACAAGAAAAAATGTATAAATTATACAAAACTAATAAAGAAAATCATTTAGATTCTTTATTAGATCCTTTTGAAATGTGTTTTAGTGGAAAAGATATAAAATATCATCCAGGTGCACATAATTTATATAAAAAATATGGTTTTATTACTTATGATAAAAACAAAAGAAATATGATAAATACTAATGTAAAAAGTAAATTATTAACAGAAAATAATGGACCTTTTGAATTATTGTTTTCTAGAGATAAATAAATATATTTTTTTAATATAATGGATAAATTTATTTTATTTATATTTTTTATAATTTTACTGGCTTATACCATCAAAATTATAAGAAAAAAACTATATAATTATATTATTAATTTGGATAATGAAGGTACATATAATGAAGGAACTACCTCTCATTATAATAATTATTATAAACAATATACTAGTAAAAATAATAGACAACTAATAAATAATATTTCTTTTATAAGAGATGGATTAATATCAAATATTTATGATGGGGATTTAAAACTTTTAAATATAAAAAAATTAAATGATGAAGATACTATTTTAATATTAAATAATAATGATTGTAATTTTGAAATTTTTCTTGCCAAAGAATTTGAAAATAAAAATAAAAAAATAAAAATAACTATAGCAAAAACAAATATTATAGAAGTTGATAAGTGTGAAAAAATGATACAAAATTTAGAATTACAAGATAATATTAATGTAATATACATAAATGAATTAAACAAATTAGAAAACTTAAAATTTAATAGGATTATTTTAAAAGAGAATATAGGAAGATATGATAATAGAATAGAACTATTAACACTTTTAAAAAAATTACTTAAAAATCAAGAAAGTTTTTTATTTATTAAAACATTGGTTTTTAATAATTTAGAAGAGAATGATAAATTTATGATGAAAAAACAATTTGATATTATTAATTTTTGGAATTATAATTTTTCAACTAAACAAGATATTATTAACGATTTGAAAAAATTAGATTATGATGTTAAATATAAATCTATAAATGTTTTATTATTAAGCATTTTCTATAATCCACAAGATATTATTAATTTATTAAAATTATATTTTTGTGATTTAAATTTAGGAATTAGTGATATTTTTAATTGGTTAGCAGTTTATACTCTAAACCTTTTACATATTAAAGCTTACAAAAACTTTTAATTTTATTATACTTTAAATACTATTATAACCATTATTTGTCTTTTTACATAATGTTAATAATGAAAAAATAATCATACATATACCTAAAACTAATAAAATACTACAAGTATCTTTTATATTCAATTTACCAACTATTTTATTATCTGAATTATCATGTAATCCTGATAATGATAAAAATAAAATTATTACACCAACTATTAATATATTAAGACTAATAGTTGAAAATTTATAATTTATACAACACATTTAATTTATTCCTAATCTATCATAAAATATTTATTTTAAATTATTAAAATTAATTATTATTAATATTAATTATAATTAATTTATAAAAAAAAAATATTTGCCATAAATTATGAGTTTTTATAATCTTAAAGAACTTAATATTAAATTGATAGATTTTATAACTATATTATCACCCTTAGGAGTTGTAAAAAAAATGGTAAGTAATGGAGATAGACACTTATTTGATATTAAATTTCATAATAAAATACCAATTTATGATGGTAAATTTAATATACATATAAAAACACATATTATAGAATCCACATTATTAAAACTATTTTATTATTCAAAATTAGGCTATATTATAAATGAAAATAGTTGTATTATAGAAATACCCAATTTATTAAAAATAAATAATTCTAAAATTACTGATTGTAAAATTATAGGTAAAAATATAAGAAAACAATTACCCAAAGATTTATCAAAAATATTAAATGAAGGTTTAAATTTAAAAAATAGCAAAATTACAGATCCACAGTCTATTAATATTATTAATTTTGAAGGATTTAATTCTGTTAATTTTTAACATTTTAATTTATATTATTTTATTTAAAGTTTTTTTTTATTTTAATTCTAATGAATAACTGGAATTTTTTAAATTACAATGAAGACCTTAAAACTACATTAGAAAATTTTAAACAAGCAGCCACAATACATAAAAAAGTAAAAAATGATATTCAAGAAATGATAAATAGTAAAAAAGTATTAAATATGAAATATTTTGATATAGCAAATCATATAGAAGGACTTATAAAAACACATTCAAATTTTGACAAAAATAATAAATTTAAATCAGGTATAGGATTTCCAATAGGATTATCTATAAATGAGTGTGCAGCACATTGGACGCCTAATCCAGGAGAAGATAGAATATGGAAACAACAGGATTTAGTAAAAATAGATTATGGAGTCCATGTAAATGGTTGTATTATAGATTCGGCATTTACTACTAGTTTATCAAATGATTATAATCAATTAATTGAAATCAGTAAAAAATCTACGCAATTAGCTATTGATAATTGTGGAGTCGATGCTGTTTTGGGTGATATAGGTGAAATTGTTGAAGAATATATAGAAAGTCAAGAGGTTGAAATAAGAGGTAAAATATGTCCTCTAAAAAGTACAAAAGATTTAACTGGACATTTAATATTTCCTTATCTTATTCATGGACCAAAATCTATTCCTAATTTTAAAATTAAATATCCTGTAAGAATGGAAGAAAATGAATTTTATGCTGTGGAAACTTTTCCAACTACTGGTAATGGGAGAACTAATATGGATTTAGAATGTTCTCATTATATGATTAATAGTGATAGAATAGTAAAAAATTTAGATAAAGAAGAAAAATTACCTAAAAGAGAAAATTATTTATTTAAAAAATTAAAAGAAACTAGACAAACTCTACCTTTTTGTAGAAAATGGTTAAAAAATGAAGGTATAAAAGGATATCAAATACCATTAAAAAATTTAGTTCAAATGGGAATAGTAAATTCTTATCCACCTTTAATGTCCCAAAAAGATACATTTGTAGCCCAACACGAACATACTATTTTTATTGGGAAAGATAAAGTTCATAATTTAAGTGTATAATATAATTCAAGTTTGGATAATACTAAAATGAAACCACTTTTGTGTTTATATCTATTTTATTTAAGTATTTTTTCTTAAATTTAATAAATCTCTTTACTCCAACTAATACTATTTCTTGTTATTTTTATTCTTAATGGGATTTCTCCTATTTAAATAAGAATTGACCTAACTTGAAAGGCCATATTAAAAATTATAGGTTTATCATTTATAGGTTTATCATTTATAGGTTTATCATTTATAGGTTTATCATTTATAGGTTTATCATT